AACACAACTTGTGTTCTAGCTTGGGTAAAACCACTTGGTGCAGTTGCTGATGCCTTCGGTCTCGTAACTTTAAACGAGACAGTGGGGCGCAATTGCGCTCCAAGACCATCATCTACATAAACAATATGTTCATCTAGATTTTGGCCGAGGGACTTTAGTGTGGTAGCAGTACCACCTGTGACACTTATTGCAGTGCCGCCAACAGAAATGCTGGCATCTTTAATTTGAGGCATAATATGCTCCTATTAGTTTAAAAGATAGACCTTTAGCGTTGAAAGTTTTGAACAATCAGCGCGACAAGATCCGTTATTTTTGTGACACTAGATACCAGTCCTGACAAATTGATTGTCGGGATAGTATCAATGCCACTAGGGGTCCAGCTGATCCGGTCATAGATAAAGTTAGTATACTTATATCCTTTACCAGATGAGCTGAAATCCTGGCGCCAAGGTACATCCAGTAAAACGTTGACATAAATGTCTTCCGTTTTCGTGGTGACCCAAGCGTACTTAATGGAAATGTCTGGATCGAGAAGGTTGGTGAGTCCGGCAATTGTACCGGAAATATCAGCAACCCTATCGACCATAAAACTAAGGGGCACAACTTGCCACATAGCTAAAGGGAGGTCTTTCGACCTTAACCCGAAGACATATCGCCACTCTGCAGCGGGGTTCGAGACTGTATATCCGATACCTGCACTAACCGACTCAGTTCGAGTAGCCCTTCGGCTCCAAGAATTGTTCGGAGTGTAGATATCAGAAACGGTTTTCGAATTCCCACTCTTTCCCCTTGCCCGTCGGTTCTTTGGCCGAGACTCTCCAAGAGAGCCAAGGCCGTCTATAACATTGTAAGCGCTGTTCACCAGAGGTGTAACAGCGAAACGATATTGTAGCCAAACCGACGCAAGCGCTTCAGCACGAGTTAGTTTCCTAACTCGCTGAAGACGCTTGACAGCCAACCTGAAAGCTTTCGAAAGCTCCAGGAGGCCAAGGAGGGGGTTCCGCAAAAACTTAAGAGTCTGTCTAATTTCAAAGACATCCTCAAGCATTGCATGCGGAGTGCTATCAACATTGGCAAGAGCCCTTCTTCTTGCATCAGCCGCTGAGGCTGGAGCAGAGGGAAGGGCCATTAAAGCGCCTTGTCCGTATTCACGTTCAGGTGAAGACTCGACAGTTACACGGTACTCTTTACCAGAAGTGGTATAAGAGAAACTCGACACACCGTCACCAAATTCATGGTGCCAGCGTGTAAAGTGCATAGGATAGTTAACAACCTCACCATTCGCAATCTTTTGCGAATAATCAGGAGTAACAGTATCCTGCATCGACTTTGAGGAAATCTCAAAGTTGTAACTGAAAGAGTAATCATCAGAATATGAATGATTAATCCCAACAGTGGAAGAATGGCCGGTTTTATAAACCCAACCACTCGATTCACTACGGGAACGCGGATAAGACATAACTTTTTCTCCAAGTTTGATAGTTTACGATCCTG